ACTACTCAACTGTTCTTGAGAACAACTCAAACCTTCGTGAAATTAGTTTTGAAGTTGCAACCAAAACCATTCCAACTGTTTCAAGGAAGATTCGTTCTAAGTTCAGTCAAGAAAAACTTGAAGACTACAAGAATCTTTACAACCTAAAAGCATATGACCTTGTAGCTGAATCAATTGGTAATGAAGTTAGACAAGATATCGACAGAGAAATCATCGACTATCTAAAGCATATAGCAACTCCTATGCAATCTGATATCAATATTCCATTGTCCCTAGGTGCTGGTGCTGGTGGTGGTCTAGAAGCTATCTCATATGACCTATACGGTTCAATATATCTTGCAGTTGAAGAGATTGTAAAGGCTACTAAACGTAACCGTACAGTATTCATCCTAGCTGACTCTGCAACCTGTGCGTTGTTAGTATTGAATGCCCACCATTCAAAAGCTACTCCTGATGAATCTAACCCTTACCATGTTGGTTCTATTGGGCCTTATGAACTATACTGTGATCCATTTGCTACAGAGCATTACATCATGGTTGGATACAACTTCAAATCTAAAGATAAGAATGATGCTGGTCTTTACTTTACACCATACTCTACTACCATTCATGAAGTTACTTCAGGTGATGGTACTTCTGTTATGCCATTCAGTCAGAACTTCATGGTTATGAATCGTTATGGTTATACTTCACATCCACAAGACTCTGGTACTGGTAACGGTGACTCTGACTTCTTCAGAATCTTCTCAGTTAACTACAGTATGGCTGGAATGACTATTCCTAACTTCCCTGAACAGTTTAGGACTGAATTCTAATGGATGAGATTAGACCAGAGGAACTTATAGAGAAGGTGGAATCTGATTACTTCAGATTCCACCTTCCGTACCAACATCTAAGTTCAATCTTTGGTGATGATTGGTTTGCATTGAAAGCTGAATCATTTGCTCGTTTCTTTGGAACACCAGTTTTTCTCATTGGTCAGACAATATTTGTTGCTATCTGGATTTGTTTGAATGCTATGGGATATACACAGTTTGATATATACCCTTTCATCCTTCTAAATCTGGCATTCAGCACACAAGCAGCATATGCTGCTCCCCTTATCCTTCTTGCACAAACAAGACAGACTGAAAGGGATAATAAACACACTGATGCTGATGCACAACATAGAGAATATATTGCTTCTCAAAATGAGTTGCGTCAGATAGAGATAAATGCAAAATGTGATCAAATACTAAGTTTGTTAAAGGAAAAACAATATGAAATTTAAAGTTAACATTGAGTTTAAGGATGAGTCCAAGAACATTCACAAAACTATGTCTGGTGCATCATCAAAAGAACTACAAAAATCTCTTATGAAGAAGTATCCTGAACATACTAGGATTGAGATTGATGAACTAACAGAGTCTGTATCTAATGTTCTTAGAACTCTTACAATTCTTGAAGGTAAAGGTGGTTCAGTTACTATTGAGAAGTCACAAGGGGAATTTAGAGTACCTGCTGAAGATGGTTATGAAGATGGTGCTTACTACACTTCAGACAAAGAAGATGCTATTGGCACAGCCAAGAAAGTATTTGGTAATGATGTAGCTATCAAGTTTCGTTCTGTATCAGAATTCGTTGGTGGTAAGTATGACAAGTATCGTCCTAAAGAGAAGAAGGTAAAAGAATCTTTGGATGAAGGTAAAGATGAAAAAATCTTTGCTAAGAGTTGTCACAAAAAGGATGGTGCTTGGTCTATCATTGATGCTGGTGTAGGGATTGAGATTAGGAAGTCCAGTGAAACCAAATCTTATGGTATTCTAGGTACTTACGACTCTGAACATGAAGCTCAAAAAGCAAAATCAGCAATGAGCAAACGTTAATAGTAGTACAACATATTGAAATCAAAAGACTCTATAGCTAAATAGTTATAGAGTCTTTTTGTTTAAAAGCACACTCTTCAAAGTTTACTAAATACTAGTGTAGTATAAACTAAACTTAGGAGAATGAGCATATGATTGTTGTATACAAAATCACAAACTTAACAAACGAAAAAATTTATATAGGAGTACATAGATGTACCTCATTGAATGATAACTACTATGGTAGTGGTAAACTGATCAGAAGAGCATTGAAAAAATATGGTAAAGAAAACTTCAGTAGAGAATATTTACACATATTCAATGATAACGAAGTTGAACTAGCATTTGAAAAAGAAAGAGAGTATGTAACTAAAGAGTTTACTCTAAGAGCAGATACATACAACATATCAGAAGGTGGTCATACAAACCCTGTTATGTATGGTGAATATAATCCTTTCTATGGTAAAACTCATACTCAAGAAACATTAGATCAGATTCAGAAGTCAAGAAGTTGGTATGAAATGAGTGAAGAGACTAAAAAGAAAATATCTTTAGGTGGAAAGCTTAACTGGAGTGATTCAGAGTATAGAATCAAAATGATTGAAGCAGCAAAGAAAAAAGATAAAAGTTACATAACAGAAAAGTATGTAGCAGATGCAAGTGAAAGAAGAAAAGGTGCATCTATGTCAGATGAAACCAAACAGAAGATAAGAGAACAAAAAATTGGTGTTTCTTGGGGAACACATACAGAAGAAACTAAACAATACCTAAGTGATATAAACAAAGGTAGAGATGTATCAGAATGGATTGATAAGGTTAATAAGAATCCAGAAAAAATTAGGAAAACAGCAGAGACACATACTGGAATGAAACGAAGTGAAGAAGCAAAACAAAATATGAAAGAAGCACAGAAGAAAAGATTTGAGAATGAACCTGTAGCAAATAAAGGAAAAGTTTGGATACACAATCCTTTAACCAAAGAAAGAAGATATGCAGAAAAAGATGAACAACTACCAAAAGGATTCCAATACGGATTAGGTAAAAGAAACATATGAATATATTAGAAGATTTTACTCATGATATATTTGGTGCTGAGTTACAGTTTGAAGGAAATACTAACTTAAAGAAACCAAAGACACAACTAGCATATACAAAAGAACATCTTCAAGAGTATATAAAATGTAGAGATGATATTTTTTATTTTGCGGAAAACTACTACAAGATTCTTTCATTGAAAGAAGGTATGATCATACCAAAGCTAAGAGACTACCAGTATGATATGATAAATTCTTATATCAAGAATAGATTCAGTATTATATTAGCTACTCGACAAGCAGGTAAGTCTACTTCATTTGAAATATATCTTTGTTGGTTAATTCTATTTCATAATGATCAAAGAGTTGCAGTACTAGCAAACAAAGCAGAACAATCTAGAGATATTCTAAGAAAAGTCAAAGAAGCGTATGAACTTCTTCCAATGTTTTTAACTCAAGGTATAAAAACTTGGAATGCAGGATCAATCAAACTAGAAAATGGTTCAATGGTTATTGCTTCATCAACTTCATCAACTGCAATCAGAGGAAAAAGTGTGTCAACCCTTATAGTTGATGAAAGGGCGTTTATCGCAAATAATAATTGGGATGCTTTCATTTCATCAGTTTACCCTACTATTTCATCTTCTGATAAGTCTAAGGTAATCTACGTTTCAACCTTCAATGGTCTAAACCACTTCTATCAAGATTGGATCAAAGCTACCAAAGGTGAAAGTGAGTTCAAACCTCTTAGAGTAGATTGGTGGCAAGTTCCAGGTAGAGATGAAGCTTGGAAAGAAGAAACTATATCCAACATTACTATCCAAAGATTCAGACAAGAATATGGTAATGAAGCACTTGGTTCTATCACTACTCTTATTGAACCTGATGTTCTTACAGGTCTAGTATCAGAACATAATCCAGCAATGGCTGAACCAAACTTGTTCTCCAAACTGACTCCTAGACTTCATAGATATGTCAAAGTATATGAAGAACCAAAGAAAGGTCACACTTATGTTGCTGGTGTTGACTCTGCAAAAATGACTGTAGAGAATGCTGGTGATGCTCTAGGGATTCAGATTCTTGACATTACAGAATTCCCTATCAAGCAGGTTGCTACCATCTTCATCAAGGAAGGTATCTCTTATCTTCAGGCACCTGACATTGTTTACATAGTAGGTAACTACTATAATGAAGCAACTCTGTTCATTGAGAACAATGAGATAGGTCAAGAAGTTGCAAACATGCTTCACTTCGATCTTGAGTATGAGAATGTATACTTTGAGAAAGGTTCACTCCCAGGATTTAGAACTACCAAGAAGACTAAGAGACTTGGTTGTACTAACTTGAAATTATTGGTTGAGAATAAAAAACTTGTATTGAATGACTTTGATACAGTAAGTCAGTTGTCTACCTTCATCAAGAAGAAAGATTCATACTGTGCAGAGAGTGGATATCAAGATGACTTGGTTATGGCATTGGTTGCAGGACTCTTTGTTCTGTTAGCACAAGGACTAGATATTGAACTAATTGAAAACTCAAGTGACTTAGGCAAGAAGATCATCAACTCTATTGAAGAAGATAAGGTAAAAGAAGAAGATTTACCAGTTGACATTGTAATGTCTGATGAATATGAGGACAAAGTACAAGGCGATTTTGATTGGTTGAATTAAAAATGTACTATTTATGGAAAATTAATTCTTACTAAATAAGAGTAGGAAAATAAATCTCTAACAAAAGGAAAGGTAATTTTATATGGCATTTCAACTTTCTCCTGGTGTATCCGTAAGAGAGGT